TGAAGAAGAAATAGAAAAAATTGCAGAAATTACTGCAGACTATATGGAAGAGATTGAACGAATTCAAGAACTCACAAAAGACCTAAAACCTGCAAATGTAAAGTGGGAAACTTTTCAACGAGAGATGAAAAAGATTGATGATAAGTTTAGGAAACTGATGGGTGGTGTTATCACAAAGGAACATGCGGCTGCACTTATTGGTGAAAATAATGCTGGTAATCTAATCGAAAGAGGTGGTAAGGTAAAACCAGAAGCTCTATTATCTGCAATCGAAATTGCAAATAACATTAGAACAAATGAAACACTCACCGAGTTAGAACACAACAAACAATTCTATGATGAAAATGGAGAACCAAAATTCGTAACATCAAAAGGTACAAATGACCCAAATGATTACTCAATAACATTCAGAACTCGTAGAACCAAAGGTCGTTCAGGTGGTGGATGTCAGTTATCATTTACTGGAGATGGTAAACCTGCAGATGTAGAATTGAAAGATGGTGGTGAGGTTTTAGATTCCGAGACAGGTGAAATAAAGGAAGTCTAATGAAAACTCAACTACTATGTACTTTTGCTGCACCTGATCAGTTAGACCATATTCTGTTTCTAATTTCGGAATGTAGTGATGTTTTGTTTGGTAAAATATTTGTATTGGAAAATGTAAATAATCCAAATCAGTTGATGTGTACATATAACATAGAACAAACTGGTGATTACATTACTGATATGAGAGATACTATTTCATTACATAGAAAGAAACAGACCAATACATTGTACACAATCAATGCGATAAATTGTATAATCAAAGAATTGAACAATGGGGTACTTGATAAAAGATATGTTATTCCTTGGGATAATTATCAAAATTCTTTATTGCTAAATAAGGGACAAGACTCTTATCAAATCATAAAAACAAAAATACACACCGTACATAATTTATAATCGTTTGAGATCTGACCGTCATATATATTAAGGATGGTCAAACAAAATAGGTTATACGAAAAGTTTTTTCGATTAATAATATTTTCCGTGATATATATTATTACAAATCAGGTTACTAACTTGATTGGTAATTAACAATTAAACAATAACAATAAATTAGGAGTAAATAATGGACATTGATGCAGTTAGAAAAAGATTGAATCAACTTCAAACAACAAACACTCGGACTTCCAACCTTTGGAAACCAAGTCCTGGTAAACAGGTTATCCGAGTAATTCCTTACAAACACAATAAAGACATTCCTTTTATAGAATTGTTCTTTCACTATGATTTAGGTGGAAAGACTTATCTTTCTCCTATCACTTATGGTCGTCCTGACCCGATTGAAGAGTTTGCAAGTAAACTAAAACAATCAGGTAGTCGTGATGATTTTCGTCTTGGTCGTAAGTTAGAAGCTAAGATGAGAACATTTGCACCAGTAATTGTTCGTGGTGAAGAGAATGAGGGTGTTCGCTTTTGGGGATTCGGTAAAACAGTATATCAAGAATTACTTTCAGTAATTGCCGATCCTGATTATGGTGATATTACAGATCCAGTAAATGGTCGTGATATTTCTGTAGAGTTCCTAACGGCTGAGGAAACAGGTGCTAGTTATCCAAAAACTAACATCAGAGTCAAACCAAATCAGACCGCCATCACAGAAGATGCTCAGAAACTTGAGAGTCTTTTGGAGAATCAATCAGACTTACGAGAGATTTATACAGAACTTTCGTATGATGAATTGACAGATGTATTGAACCAATGGTTACAAGGTACTGAAGAAGAAGAAGCTGAAGAGAAGAAGTCTCCAGCTTTAGACACTGCAACTTCTAATGTAAATGTAGAAGATGCGTTTGACGACCTTTTCAATAAGTAAATAACAATAATACTTGGGTGGTATCCTACAGAACCAAGCGATGAGAGGGCTGTGTTTGTATGCCCAACCACCCAAAGTTTTAACATTAGGAGTAATATATGCCTACAAAAGAAGATTTGGCTCAAGTTTTAGCTGAAAATCTAAACAAGAGTTTCAAAGATTATAAAGTTGCTTACTTTTTGGGAGAGGCTTCACAATCACCAACAGATGTAAAAGATTTCATTTCTACAGGTAGTAGTATGTTGGATTTGGCTATTTCAAATAGACAAAATGGTGGAATTGCAGTTGGTAGAATTACTGAAATCAACGGATTGGAATCAAGTGGTAAATCATTACTTGGTGCTCATATATTATCCGAAACTCAAAAGAAAGGTGGAGTCGCAGTTTATATAGATACTGAGACTTCAGTTAGTCAGCAATTTCTTGGGGCTATAGGTGTTGATGTTTCAAAGATGTTGTATTTACATCTCGAAACTGTGGAAGACATCTTTCAGGCTATTGAAGAAATTGTAACTAAAGTTCGTGAGTCTGATAAGGATAGGTTGGTAACTATTCTTATTGATTCATTAGCTGCAGCTTCTACTAAGGTAGAGATGGATGCTGACTTTGATAAAGATGGTTGGGCAACTGCGAAGGCAATCATCATATCAAAGGCAATGAGAAAAATCACACAGATGATTGGTAGACAAAACATAGCCTTGGTATTTACAAACCAACTCAGACAGAAACTCGGAGTTATGTTTGGAGATCCTTGGACAACAAGTGGTGGGAAGGCTTTACCATTTCACGCATCAACTCGTATTCGACTAAAGAATATGGGACAAATCAAGGATAATAAGAAAAATATTCTTGGGATGAAGTGTAGGGCTCAAATAATCAAGAATAGACTTGGCCCACCATTACGACACGCAGACTATGATATGTATTTCGAGAGTGGAATTGACAATCTTGGTGGTTGGTTGACTGTATTGAAAGACCACAAATTAGTAAAGTCCGCAGGTGCTTGGTATACATTAGTAGATGGAGAAGGTAAAGAACATAAATTTCAATCAAAAGATTGGGATGCTCTTATGGAAGATGAAGAGTTGAAATCTTATGTCTATGACCTTATTTGTAATAAAGTAATATTACAATATAAAACAGAAGATATGGGAATCGATGATATTGAATATACAGACGAGATAGTTGGAGACTAATGAAAAAAGAATATCTATCTATCTTGGAAGAAATCAAGAAGAATGGTGGAAAAGATAATCTTGGTGAATTGAACGATAAGGTTCTAATCATTGATGGGTTGAACACTTTTATAAGATGTTTTAGTGCGATACCAACAACAAATGATGATGGAGAACACATCGGTGGTTTATCAGGATTTCTCAAATCAATAGGTTATGTCGTGAGTATGGTCAGACCCACACGAGCTATCGTGGTATTCGATGGTAAAGGTGGGTCTACCAGAAGAAGAAAACTCTATCCTGAATATAAACAAGGTAGGAAAATGTCAGAAAGACTAAATCGTGCCGATGGATTATTCAATGAGAAGAATGATGAACGATTTTCTATGATGAAACAACTGAGAAGAGTTGTTGAGTATCTTGAGTATCTTCCTGTATTGACATATTCTGTTGATGGAATTGAGGCTGATGATACAATTGGTTATCTAACTAAACAATGTCTCAAAGAATCTGAAGTCATTATAATGTCTACTGATAAAGACTTTCTTCAATTGGTTAGTGATAGGGTAAGTGTTTATTCACCAACAAAGAAAAAATTCTACAAACCACCACAAGTATTAGAAGAATATGGTGTTAGTTCAAAGAATCTTTTATACTATAGAATTATAGAAGGAGATAAAAGTGACAACATAAAAGGTGTTCGTGGAATTGGTGGAAAGACAATACAGAAATGGGAAGTTTTATCAAAAGATAAAATGATTTCAATGGATGAGTTGATTAGTTTAGATAAAAGACTTTCAGACTCTTCAAACATATTAGATGTAAATTACAAATTGATGCAGTTACACGATGTAAATATAAGTGGAACTACAAAAATAAACATATTGGATAGGTTAGATGAACCACCTACAGAACTAAAAAAGGTGAAGTTTCAGAAACTATTCTTAGAGGATAAACTATATGGTGCAATTCCAAATATTGATAGTTGGTTGAATTCAACTTGGAGTATGATAAATCATATAGTAAAGAACACAAATGGGAAGAAAGAAAATTTATAACACGGAAGAAGAAAAACGAGAGGCTCAAAGAAAATGGCAAGCCGAATACTATCTTCGTAATAAAGAATCGATTAAGAAGAAAGCTCGTGATAGATATAGATTGAGGAAGTCAAAGGAAATCCGTGAAAGAAGAAACAAAGAATTATATGGAGAGTAAAATATGGCAGATAGTCTAAACGATTATGGACCAACTTTTCAAACTAAAATACTATCGTCATTATTGACAGACAAGGTATTTATATCTACTATTATCGACATCATAGAAGTAGATTATTTTCAATCAGATGCAAACAAATGGATTGTGAAAACAATCGAAAAATATTTTATGGAGTATAAGACTCCACCATCACTTGATGCACTCAAAGTAGAATTGAAGAAACTAAAGAATGATGTTCTTCAAGTTGCTGTAGTTGAGGCGTTGAAATCGGCTTGGACTCATAGAGAGTCTGATGATTTAGAGTATGTAAAGGATGAAATATTAGATTTTTGTAAAAATCAAAAACTAAAAAAGGCTATATTAGAATCAGTTGATTTGTTAGAAAATAAAGATTATGATGGTATAAAAATGGTAGTAGATACGGCAATGAGAGCTGGAACTACAAGAGATTTAGGACACGATTATATAAGTGGTTTTGAGGAAAGACTTGAAACATCGGCTAGAAAGACCACACCAACACCTTGGCCAG